GTACATCGCCGCGATGACCCGCGGTGGATCCGACTTCGCACAGCTCAACGCCAACATCCGCGCCGCGGCCGGTGACGAAGTGCTGACCGATGTGCCGGGCTTGCTCCCGACGCCGGTGTTGGGACCGATCTACGACGACATCAACCCGATCCGTCCGATCGTTTCGGCACTTGGCACCCGCTCAATGCCGGGCGCTGGCAAAATCTTCATCCGTCCGAAGATCACGACCCACGTTGAGGTCGGCAATCAGGCCACCGAACTCACCGGACTCGACACCCGCACCATGGTCGTCGACGACGTGCAGGTCACGAAAAAGACCTACGGAGGCACCGTACTTTTGTCAGAACAGACCATCGACTTCTCGGATCCGTCCATGCTCGACGCCGTTCTCCGTGACCTCGCCGGACAGTACGCACTCGCAACCGAAGCCGACGCCGTGGCCACAATGGCCGCCAACATCGACGGCACAAACCGCGAAGTGACCGACCTGACCGACTCGGCCGCAGTCATCCAGGACATCTACGGAGTCGCCGCCGCAATCGCCGCGGTCGGCAACTACCTGCCGACGCACATCATCTGCTCGCCTTCGGTGTGGGCAAAGCTCGGCGGCCTTGTGGACAATCAGGACCGCCCAGTCTTCCCACAGACCGCTCCGATCAACGGCATCGGCACTCTGCCCGGTGGCGCTGGCGGCTGGAACGGCAACCCGCTCGGCTTGCAGCTTGTGGTTTCCAACCAGATCACGACCCAGTCGGTCCAGGGCAACGACGCCAAGGACTACCTGTTCCTCGCCAACGCCCGCTTCATGGAGGTCTACGAGCAGCAGAAGGGTGCCGTGTCCGTCGAGGTACCCTCGACCCTCGGCCGCCAGCTGAGTTTCCGAGGCTACTTCGCCTCCGTGATCATGCAGAAGAGCGCTTGCTGGGCACTCGGCCCCGCAGTCTGATTGCCAACTGACTGAATCACGGAAAGGTCGTCCACATGTCCATCAGAATCATCACAGCGTCCGGCGCTACCAACACCGCCACGCTCGTTCTGGAGACTGTGGACGGCCTCGAAGTGAACGAAGTCATTCGGGTCTACGGCACCGGCAACAACAAGATCGACGGCAGGCACACGATCGCCACGCTTACCGCATCGACCAAGACAATCACCTACGTCTCAAACTCAATCGGGACAGTGGTCGCGTTCAACCCAGCGAACGCCGGTCTGGTTGAGCTAACGACGTGGGTCACGGATACCGACGTGTCGTTGTTCCTCGGTTACACGCCCGCGGCCGCCTCGGTTGACGAGGCTTACCTCGACGAGTGCGTTGAGGCAGGCAATGACTGGGCATACCGTCGCCGTCTTGAAGCCGGATACAACGACAAGCGGACAATCATTCCGTCGCCATCGGTAAAGCAGGGCACCCTTCTTTACTGCGCCACCCTTTACCGGGAGCGCGGCAGCGTTGACTCGTTCGCTTCATTCCAAGACATGACCATCACCGCCGCGCCCGGAACGATGGGCCAGATCATGCGCCTCCTCGGCATCAACCGAAGCCAGGTCGCGTGACATGGCCGCCACCGGGATACTTGCGGAGGCACGGTCCGCAATAGCCGCCACCCTTTCGGCGCTCGGTTTGGCGGTCGTGCTCGACCCCCGAAACATCAGGCCCCGCTCCGTGCTCATCGAGGCCCCTACCTTCACGTCGTTCACCTACAACGTGGGCGACATCCGTTTCAACCTCCGCATCGTGGCGGCCCCCCCTGGCAACCAGGACGCGGAGGACTACCTGATAACCACCGCCGACCAGATCATGAACAGCGCACTAGCTGTCACGGATGGACGGCCAACACTCACCGACATCGGCGGCCAAACGCTGCCGAGTTATGACCTCACCGTCGCCGTCGCCGTGCGGCGCTCATAAAGGAGAAACCATGGCAACAACCACCTATCTGAGCAACCCCGGCGTCAAAATCGGCTCCGTTGACCTCTCGGACCAATGCACCGCCGCCACCTTGACCGTCGGTTTTGATGAGCTTGAAACCACCGCTTTCGGCGACACCGGCCACAAGTTCACCAAGGGCCTGCAAACCGTCGAGGTCACCTTGACCCTCTTCTTGTCGTACGACACCTCAGAGGTCGAGGCCACCCTCTACGACGTGCTCGGAGACGGCAACACCACCGTCGTCATCGCGCCCGGATCCACCACCGTCCCGTCCGCATCAAACCCGATCTGGACAATCTCCAACGCCATGCTGTCGAGCTTCACACCGATCTCGGCGACCGTTGGCGAGCTCAGCCAGGTTGAGGTCACGATGACCGGCGGCACCTGGGACCGCGACATCACCCCCTAACCAAACCATCCCTAACCGTGCCTTAGGAGGACACATGAAAATCACCCTTGCCGTAGACACAGGAGAAGGCCCCGTCCAAGTGACGACTAACTTCATGAACGTCATCGAATGGGAACGCAAATACAAGCGCCGCGCCGGGGATCTCGCCCAAGGCATCGGAGCCGAAGACCTAGCGTTTCTCGCCTGGCAAGCATCCCGCACCGCCGGAGTAACTGTCCCGCTTGTGTTTGACGATTACGCCAAACGGATCGTCAGCCTTGAAGTGGTCAGCCAGGACGACACAAACCCTACCCCGGAGGTACCTGGAGCCGCGGGCTAGCAGAACTGCTAGTTGCGACCGGCTTTTGGCCTCCGGAAATCGAGTTCACATCTAGAGACCTCAACACCGCAATCGACGTGTTGAACAAGCAGCGAAAGGAGCGCCGATGACCGCCACAGCCAACCTCAAACTTGTCGGCGTCAAAGACGACCTTCGCACCATCCAACAGCTCGACAAAAAACTCCGGCGACAAATCACCAACGACTACAAAAAAATCGTCGAGGAACCAGTCAACGCAATCAAAGGCGCACTACCCACAAGCGCCCCACTTTCGGGCTGGGAACGCAACTGGACAACCCGATCCGGCTACCTCATGTTGCCCTGGGACGTTTCACTTGCACCCAAAGGGATCAAGCCATTCGTCTCTGGGAAGAAACCCCGAGAGTTTCAAGGCGTTGTCAAAAACCTCGCCGTCTTCGGAATCAAATGGACCGCCGCCCAAGCCACACTCTTCGACATGAGCCGCCAAGCAAATACACCCCAAGGCGCGTGGATGGTCCGCGGCCTCAACAACCGTTTCGGCAAAGCCTCCCGAGTGATGTGGCCCACATACGAACGGTACGCCGACCGCGTCGAGGGCGAAGTCAAAACCCTCGTCGACGGCGTCGCAAAAGCAGCCGATCGGCTCACTAGAGGAAGGGCCGCCTAATGGCAATAACCATCCCCATCATTTCGGAGTTTGACGGTAAAGGCATTTCCAAAGCCGTCCAACAGTTCAAGCAGTTGGAAACCGCCGGGGAGAAAGCCCAGTTCGCAATCAAGAAAGCCGCCATCCCAGCGGCCGCCGCCTTGGGCGGTTTGGCTGTCGCCGGTTTCTCCGCAGCTAAGGCCGCCATCGAGGACGCCGCCAGTTCGGCCGAGCTTGCCCGCCAGTTGAAGATCTCGACCAAGGCCACCGACGCACAAGTCAAAGCCACGGAAGACATGATCTCTGAAATGACGCTCGCCACCGGCGTCGTCGACACCGACCTCAGAAAAGCCCTCAGCAACCTCGCCCGATCCACCGGCTCCGCTGAAGAATCCCAACGCCTCCTCAACCTTTCCATGGACATCGCCGCGGCGACCGGCAAAGACCTCGACTCCGTGTCACAGGCTCTCGGTAAAGCGTTCAACGGACAAACCACAGCTCTCGCCAAACTCGACCCCAGCCTCCGCGGCATCGTCAAGGAAGGCGCATCAGCCGACGAAGTGTTCCGGATCATGGCCGACACATTTGGAGGCGCGGCCGCCGAAGCGGCGAACACCGCAGAAGGCCGCTTCAACCGGATGAACGTCGCACTTGGCGAAGCTCAAGAATCCATCGGCCAAGCCCTACTCCCAATCGTTGAGAAGCTCTTGCCCTACCTTGAACGCCTGGCGACATGGGTCGGCGAAAACACCACGTTGATTACCACCATGGGCGTCGTCATCGGCGGGGCCGCCGCCGCGATCCTGATGATCAACGGCGTCATGAAAGCCTGGACCATCGTCCAGACTGCCGCCACAGCCGCCCAGGTGCTCTTCAACGCCGCGATGAGCGCCAACCCCATCGTCCTAGCCACCGCCGCAATCGTGGCCATAGGCGCGGCTGTAGTGGTCGCCTACAAGAAGTTCGAGACGTTCCGCAACATCGTCGACGGCATCGCCGACGTTTTCCAGACCGCGTTCACCGCCGTCGTCAAAGTCGTCAAAGGAGTATTTGACGCCTACGTCGGGATCTATCGCGGCTTGTTCAATCAGATCGCGAAGATCTGGAACGCCACGGTCGGCGGTTTCGGTTTTGAGATCCCGGGCTGGGTGCCCGGTATCGGCGGCAAAGGTTTCAAGATCCCCGAGATCCCCGAACTGGCCATGGGCGGCATCGTCACCAAACCGACCCTGGCGCTTGTCGGCGAAGCAGGCCCCGAAGCCGTAGTCCCGTTGAACCGTGCCGGCGAGTTCGGCATGGGCGGCGGCGGCGTAACCATCAACGTCAACGGCGGCGACCCCAACAGCGTCGTCGACGCCTTGCGCCGCTACATGATTACTAACGGAACCGTCCCGATCCGCGTGGCCGCATGAGCCTTGACTGGCGCGTCTCGTTCGATCCGGGCACCGGCTTCGTCACCCTGCCCGACGTCCAAGACATCTCCATCTTTCGCGGCCGCCGCCGATCCATCGACCCGTTCCAGGCTGAGAGCTGCACCATCGTTTCCCGCGACCCTGACGGCTGGACCAGCACCCCCAAAGTCGGCGACGAAATCCTGGTCTACATCTACGGCCAGTACATCGGCGTCAGCCCATCCAACGTCTACAACATCATGTTCCAGGGCTACATCCGAGACGTCCGCATCAACTACGGCAAAGTCCCAGCCCAAGACGTCGTCACAATCGAATGCGAAGGCCTCCAGGCGGCCCTAGGCCGTGCACAGCTCACGAACTACAGCGAGATCAGCCGCGACGTCGGCCTGCAGTACAGCGACGTTATTTCGGAGGTTGGGCTACCGGCGGGCTGGGCCTCGGCCGGGACAAGCTCTATCGGATCCGCGGTCACCAATCTCAACGCCAACGCGCTGGAGTATGTCAACGCCTTGGTCCGCACCGAGCAAGGCACCCTCCGCTCGACCGCCGAACTCAGCACCCTCGACGTCGGCACCCTCGACTTCATTGGCCGGAACACCGCCAACATCGGGGCCGCCGACCCGCCACTCTTTGACGACGGCACCGGCACCCCGCCGTACCCGAACTTCGCTTTTGAGTATGACCAACTGGAGTTCCGCAGCCAAGCCGAGGACTATTTCAACGAGGTCGTCGTGCAACCCGTCGGCCTTGCCGCCCAGATCGCGGACACCGCCGAAACCCCGATCATCTCGTACAAGCTCGACAGTTACGACGCGAACACCAGCCAAGCGTTACAGCTCGCCAACTACGTCCTGCAAAAGTTCCAAGACCGGGACTCGGTCATCAAGTCAATCTCGTTTCAACTGGACAACCAAGCCAACCTCGCTGACGCGATCAAATATCTGTGGTCGAGTTGGAACCAAACCACCGAAATCGCGTTCCGCGGCGACCTGTACAACGTCTTCATCGAGGGCTACACAATCTCGGCGCGGCCGGACGGTTTGACTAGGGCGACATTGTTCACTAGCGCAGGCGACACCAACGCCTACCTGCGACTAGATGACGCGTTCTATGGGCGTCTCGACTTCAATAGGCTGAGTTTCTAAGGAGAAATATGGCGATCAAAACATTCACCACCGGCGAAGTACTCACCGCGGCCGACACCAACACATTCTTGGCCAACGCTGGACTGGACTACGTGGGCGGCGCAAGTGTCAGCAACGTGACAACAATCGACGTGACCGGATTCACAACAACCTATAACCAGTTCAGAGTTGTTTACGCGCTCACGCGCCACAGCGGAACAGGAACCTCAGCGATTACGGCACAGTTTCGAGATGCAACGAGTGGCTACACAACGACTGGCTATTACGGAGCTGGAGTGACATCAAACTTCACCGGCACAGTAGCGTCCTACGCGGCGCGAAATAACGCTGCGGATTTTGCTGTTGGCAACGTGTACGACAACGTCGCCACGGAACGGGGCGCGTTTGACATTGGCGGCATGAACACCATGGCTGTCCGCCCCACGGTGTCAGGTTCTGTATACGACACAGCAACCACCGCCGCTATCA